GACAGGATGACCATTCCGCGCCCGGAGACGTGGCGGTAGTTCGCACCGGCCATTGAGACGCTGGTGATGATCCAGCCGTTCGGGGCAGCGGGGATATGGGCCGGTCGAGAGCGAAGGTCTGCAATCATGACCGCACCGGCCCGCGCGTACCGGCCGCCCGGAGTTTCGTCAGGCCGCACTTTACGCACGTGCCGGACGACGTTGGGCCCGAGGGCGAGTCGATGCGCCATCGATGCGCGCATGTTTCGGTGGTCATCATGCTGCCCTCTCTTCCATGGCCTGGAGGGCGCACCGGCTGGCAACCCAGCGCGCGAAGCACTCGATGCCGCACCAGTAGAAGGCAACGTCGAGTTCGAAGATTTTGGTATCGAAGGCGAAGTCGGTAGCTTCGACGAAGAGCGTGTCCGGAGTCAGGACCACGGTGGGGATGCAGTCGCGCCCGTCTTGTGGCACGGGCTTGCGGCAGAATTGGCAGGTCTCATTCATCGCGGCCACCACGTTTCGCGGACGGCCAGCGCGAGGCAGATGCCGACGCCGATCAGCAGGATGATTTGAGGGATCATCCCCCCACCGCCATGGCTTCTTCACGGGCGGCGACGTAGCAGGCGCGGCACTGCGCGGTCCGCGTGCCGTCGAGGGCGAACTGGATGGTGATGTCGGGATCGACTTTGCCGCACGTACTGCACGGAACGGGTTCGAACGAATCAGGGTCATCGTGGTCTTCGCGGGCCAGTCCGCACGCGCACCGAAGGATCGTCTCCGCCTGCGCCGCCTCATATTCGGCCATCGCCGCACGCCCGCGCCGCACCAGGCAGGGCTTGCACCCCGGCCCGGAGCTGATGGCGTCGCACGAGCACGGGATGGGCGCGCCGGGATATCGGGTGTCGTGGATGGCCTGCGTCGCCATCACGTCGAGTTCGAGCTTCGCCACGGCGGCAGCGAGCGAGCGATACAGGCGGTCTGCGAGGTCGCTCATGACGTAACCCTCAACGTGAGGATCGCGCCGTTCGGGACAGGAGGCTGTTCCAGCAGCCACGCGGCCGTTCCGACGGCCCAGCCCCACATAAAGCCGGTAAGCCCGAATCGCGCGAGAGTTTCACGTTCTTCTGGCAGCAGCAGCGCGTCGATCGCGCCCGTGTACGGGTTGGTGCGGTATTCGTCGAGTGCGGCCTTGAAAGCGATGGGGTCGCGGCGAGCGGCACCGATGACCGCCTTACATGCCCAGTTCGCGCCGTTCTCGTAGCTGCCCGCCCCATCGTCTTGCCCGCCCTTGAATTCGTCCGGGTGGACTGCTGCGTTGATGACATCGAAGGTGATCTGGCTCACGACGCCACCCCGAACCGCATCGGGTCCAGCGCGGCGTACGGGTCGGCGTACGGCTCCGACTGGAACTCGAACGTTCCCTCAGCCCGGCAGAGCGTGCAGAGCGTCGGGTTCGTCGCCACCCACTCGGCGTCGATGACGAACGGGAACAGATACGAGAAGTCGCGCCCGGAGCCGAAGCCGCGCGGGGCAGCCTCCCCGCAGTTCGCGCAGCGTGCCGCACGAACCATCACGAGGGAGGGAGTGGCCGGGCAGGCGGTCCCAGTCGCCTCCCGGCCGTGGCAAACCGGCGCCGAAGCAATTTGAGCGCCGGGATGTGCTACTATTTGCGTTGTCATTTCGTTCTGGTCCTTTCGTGAGAGCCCGTTCACTGCGGGCTCTTTCGGCGTCTTGGTGAGAATGCGAATTCTACGGCTTTTCGATAGGTTCGTCCTTATCGTCTGGCAAGAGTCCGCAGTGAATTAGCACGGCCTGGCGCGTCAATTCTCCGACTGACATGCGCCGTCTCCACGCCACTTCCTTCACAGCCTCCCAAAGTTCCGGGGGCCATCGAACCTGCACTTGCTTCGTGATATTTGCCATGCCGACAACGATAATCGCTGTATCCCCTCGCGTCAACCATTTCTATCGGTTGACGCGATACACCTTAGCCCTCTATGATTCCCGGCATGGATTATCAATCGTTCGTCTCTCGCAAGCTGTTCCGCCAGCCGCCGACCGGCATGGAGTGCGTACCCGAACTCTCCGAACACCTGTTCCCCCATCAGCGCGACCTCGTTCATTGGGCGTTGCGCCGCGGCCGGTCCGCAATCTTCGCGGACACCGGACTCGGCAAGACGCGCATGGAGATCGAGTGGGCGCATCGTGTCGCCGCCGACCAGGGGCGCCCGGTTCTCATTCTCGCCCCGCTCGCGGTTGCATCGCAGACGGTGGCCGAAGGCGAGCGCATGGGCGTCGAAGTCATCGAACTGCGCGAGCCGTCGCCGTTCGGGATGATTCACATCACGAACTACGAGCGCATCCACAAGTTTGATCCTCGCCAGTACGCCGGCATCGTTCTCGACGAATCCAGCATCATCAAGCACCACGATGCCAAGACGTTCGCCCAACTCACCGAAGCGTTCGGCGGCCACGCTTGGAAGCTCTGCGCGACCGCTACGCCGGCGCCGAACGACCATACCGAGCTAGGCACCCATGCCGAGTTCCTGGGCGTCTGTAGCCGTCAGGAGATGCTCTCGGAGTACTTCACCCACGATGGCGGAGAAACGCAGAAGTGGCGACTCAAGGGCCACGCCCGCGAGTTGTTCTGGGAGTGGGTCGCAACATGGGGAGCACTCGTCCAGAAGCCGAGCGACCTCGGTTACTGCGACGAGGGGTATTTGCTCCCGCCGCTCACCGTCACTCAGCACGAAATAGCCGTCGAGACGGATGCCGTTCTGGCCGAAGGGCGGCTGTTCGCGACCATCGCCAGCGGGCTCATGGAACGCCGGCAAGCCCGTCGCGAGTCGATGCCATCACGTGTGGCCGCCGTCGCGGAGATGGTCAACGCCGACAATCAGCCGTGGGTCGTCTGGTGCGAACTCAACGCCGAATCCGAAGCCCTCGCCCGCGCCATCCCCGATGCCGTCGAAGTGCGCGGGTCGCAGACGATCGACGATAAGGAATCCCGGCTGCGCTCGTTCGGCAACGGGCATTCGCGCGTCATCATCACGAAGCCATCGATCGCCGGGTTCGGTCTGAACTGGCAGCACTGTGCCCGCGTCGCATTCGTCGGAGTCAATGACTCGTGGGAGTCCTACTACCAGGCCGTCCGCCGTTGCTGGCGATTCGGGCAGCATCGGCCCGTCGAAGTGCATGTGTTCGCCAGCGAGGCCGAAGGGCAGGTAGTGGCGAACCTCAAGCGCAAGGAATCCGAAGCGGCTGAAATGTCCGCGCAGCTATCCGCGATGACGCGGGATTCTGTTCTGGCGAACGTCCTCGGCTCGCGTCGCGACACGAACGCTTATTCCCCTAACACGAACATGGAGATCCCGGCATGGCTACGTCCGTCGTAAATCAGACCATCGGTAAATCGTTCGCCCTCTACAATGGCGATTGCGTCGAAGTCCTCCGCGGGCTGCCCGCCGATAGCGTGGACTATTCGATCTTCTCGCCCCCCTTCGGCTCGCTCTACACCTATTCGAACTCGCCCTACGACATGGGCAACGTCCGCGACGACGACGAGTTCTTCGCGCAGTTCGCATACCTCATTCGGGAGCTGCGCCGCGTCATCAAGCCCGGGCGACTCATCAGCTTCCATTGCATGTTGCTGCCAACGTCGAAGGTTCGCGAGGGATACATCGGGCTGCGCGACTTCCGCGGCGACCTCATCCGCGCGTTCCAGGCGGAAGGGTTCATCTACCATTCCGAGGTCGTCATCTGGAAAGATCCGGTCACCGCCATGCAGCGGACGAAGGCGCTCGGGCTCCTGCACAAGACGGTCAGGGGAAACGCCAGCATGGCCCGGCAGGGCATCCCAGACTATCTCGTCACGATGCGCGACCCCCGCGAAGTCGAGGAACGCGTGACACACGACGGGAACGATTACCCGGTAAGCCTCTGGCAGCAGGTTGCGTCGCCGGTATGGATGGATATCAACCCCAGCGAGACGCTGCAACGGGAGAGCGCCCGCGAGCATGACGACGAACGGCACATCGCCCCGCTTCAACTCGAGGTTATTCGCCGCGCCGTCCGCCTCTGGACGAATCCGGGCGATGTCGTTCTCTCGCCATTCGCCGGCATCGGCAGTGAGGGGTATGTCGCGGTCCAGGAAAGCAGGCGGTTCATCGGCGCCGAACTCAAGGGCAGTTACTACCGTCAGGCGGCGCTCAATCTCGCATCGGCGGAAAACCGCCCGGCGACGCTGTTCAACATGGACGCATCATGAATCGCTACACGCTCGACGAACTGCTCTCGGTCGCCGAGGCGGCCGAGCAACTCGGGATCAAGGAACGCAGGATGCAAGGTGCTGATCCGGGAGTACGGGACTTGGCCGCCGCATCGGGCGCGACTGGGTGCTCACCCGGCTGCCGACGTGGAGCGCGTCCGCAATCGTCCGGGCGCGGGAAGGCCGCCACTTGAAAGGCTGCAAAAATAGTGCGCTGTGGGTATTGCATTGTTGTGCGCCATGCCGCATAATAAGGGCATACCAGTTGAGGAGCCCACCGAAATGCAGACGACCACCATCACGAACGGAACCCGCCAGGTAGTCACCAGCTACGAGCCCGAAACCGGCGTCTACTCCAGCCGCCTCTACGTCAACAGCGGCGAAACGGCCACCTTTCAAACCGCCAAGCATCGCAGCGAATCCGGAGTCGCCAAGTGGGCAGGAAAGGTGCTGGCATGACCCCGAATCGGATACGAGAGTTGCGTATTGAGGTCATAAACATGACCAACGCAGCAGGTGGCCCAACGCGGTATGGGGATTGGATCACGGAGCTGCTTGACGCCGTCGAGGAGATCGCCGAGTGCCAGCAGTGCGGCCACCTCGAATGCTGCTGCGCTCCAGAAGTAGCACCGTGGATTCATGAACTCCGGCAATTGCGAGAGGAGAATGGCGCACTCAGCGCCGGGCTAGATCGTGCGCTGAAATTCTTGTCGGACTGCCGCGCGGAGAACGAGCGTCTTAAAGCCGACGTAGGAGTAGCGGAGTCGGACCTCTTTGAGAAGCGAGAGCGTTCCAAGTTACGGGCGGAGAACGAACGCCTGCGGGCCGAAAACCAGCGATTGGGCTATGAGATTCAGACGTTGAAACTTGAGCGCGAAGAACTGCCTAGCTGGGAAGGGCTGCTTCTGGAATACCGGCATAGGCAGGGGCTGGCATGACTATCCGCCCCATCTTCGCGTGGTACGACTTCTGGATCGGCGGATTCTGGGACCGGAAGAAGCGCCGCCTGTACCTGATGGTCCCGTTCGTCGGCATCGTCATCCAGTTCCGCCAACCGCCAGACCATTGCACATGCCGCGATGGCTATTGCCTCGGCATGTGTCCGTACACAAAGGCGGTCGCGTCATGACCAAAGAGCCGCGCTACACCCTCGCCGAACTTCTCTCTGTCGCCGATGCCGCCGAACAACTCGGGATCAAGGAGCGCCGCATGCAGGTGCTCATCCGTGAGCACAACCTCGGCCGCCGCATCGGGCGCGACTGGGTGCTCACCCCTGCCGACGTGGAGCGCGTCCGCAGCCGGCCAGGAGCGGGCAGGCCGCCACTTGAAAGATTAGGCCGGTGAAATGGTTCAAAGACGCGTCAAAGAACGGGCCGGTTTGAGTTCAAATCCCTGCAATTAGCGTGCAAAGAAGGAACAAAGAAGCGCCCACCCCCGGAAGGATGGGCGCCGATTGCGACACTCCGCAATCCATTGGGACGAAGGGCTCTCACTACCGACAAAAGAGGCGAGAGGCACCAGCCTGCTTCGCTCATCCTACACCTTAAACCCGGCTCCGCGAAGAGCCGCCGCAGCCTGCTCCAGCTTGGGAACGTCGGGCTCGTTGGCGATGGATGTGATGGCCATGCGGATCTGTAGCACGGCGTTCAGCCGCTTGGCCGCGTCATCTTCGCGGCGGGTCATTTCCTCGCGCACGATGGTGCGGATCTGTTCGTCTGTCACGTCGGGCTCCTCTTCGTTCGTTGCGTTGATCTGGGCGAGGTACGCGGTCCAGGGGAACGTCGGGCCGGGATCGTTCGCCCGGTCGACCCGGTCGATCTCATAGTGCCCCACGATGTGATCGCGGTCTGCCGGGAAGCCAAGCCGGTCGCAGAGCCAACGGGAGAGCTTCGCGCTCGCCTCGATTTGCGCGGCGGGGAACACCTCGCCGGTGAATCCCTCGTGTTCGATGCCAACGGTGTAGTTGTTGACGTTCACGGCATACCCCCGCCAGAGCTTCCAGGAAGGCGCTGGCTTGGTCGCAGAGATGCCGGCGTGGTATCCGCCATCCGCGAAGCCAAGATGCTGGCAGACCTTCCCATCGCGCGCCACGGTGAAGTGCCAACTCGCTCCGTAGTGGCCCTCCCGAGCCCACTCCTTCGCGGTGTTGGCCCACCCTTGCATGACGTGAATAATTATTGCCGCTGGCTGGTTGGTGCCTTTGTAGTAGGTCCGGTTCGTTTCCGAATATCCCCACTCGACGATCTCGGCTTCGGGGTAGCGGTCAGCTTGCGGAATCATGAGACGCTCCTCGCGATGACGGTGCCGATGGTGGCGGCGATGCCGGTGATGACGCCGAGTGCGGACAACAGGCCCGCTATCTGTTTCTTGGACACAAAGGACTCCGCTCGCGCGCGCGACTCGCCGTCGCGTCCCGCCTCTTTCAGATCGAAGACACGCCGCCATTCTTCGCCAGCCGTTACTCTGCCATTCGTCTTCTTTTGTTCCATCAGCACGGACTCGATGGTGTACTCCATTCGAGTGAGCTTCGAAGTGATGACGTTTAGCTGTTCGTGCAAGCGTTCGAGTGGGTCCATGAATGGCGGCGCTCCTGGTCACGGTGTGCGGAATTAGGGGAGGGACTTCTGCTCGGTGGCGGTGGTCGAAATCGGGTAGCCCGCCTGAGTGCCCCATGCCGTTGCCGTCGTCAGGCCGCGTTGGTCCTGCGTCGAGTCGAACGTGTACTGGTAGGTGACCATGACCGTCTGGCCTGTGGTCAGCGTGAAGGCGTCGCAGGTGAACGTGTTCTGGTCACACGGAATCGCGACGCCAAACTTGGATGCGGCAATACTGACGCCAATGTTCGGCGTGTCGTGGTGGAAGGTGATATCGGAAATGGGCGACGAGCCGAAGTTGCGAATGCGGAGACGGCACGCCTGCGGGTCGCCCGGCTGTGCGGCCTGTGACGATGTGAGCGGGCTGCATGCGAGCGAGACACGGAGATCGCTGGCTGCTTCGGCACGCGGAGCGGTGAACGCGAACAGCGCGATGAGCGCGAGAAGTGCCGCGAATGCGACGGCGGTGACCGGGGTTATCTTGGACAATTTGCTGCCTTTCCTTTGTTGGCCGGATCGAGTCCGGGAGTTCCCTTGTTAGAGTTCGTAGTAGACGCGCGCCCAGGCGAGCGCGATCGAGTTGCCCACCGCTCCCCGGAACGCGTGAAATCCGCACGGCCAGATATCCGGCTCAGTCGCGACTGTGCCCTGCGACACGCCATCGATAAACCATTCGGTGTTCGTTGCGTCGATCTGGATTTTCCAGAGGTGCCAGGCGTTATCAACCGCCGCTCCCGCGTCGTTCGCGTTGTCGCTGACGAGCCGAAAGTTCGTCGCATCACATGTGATGCACGGGCCATGGTTGGCAGCAGCTGCGTCCGAGGGGGTGGTGTTCACGAACCCAAAGAGCGTCGTGGTGGTGTTCGATGTTGCGACGAGCCAAGCGGCATAAACTTCGAGGACTAACTTTGTGGGCTGAGCCCCGAGAAAACGTGACGCTATAAGGAATCCTTCGTAGCCGCCGAATATGATTGGGCTACTGAGCCGGTCCGACGCCGCGCCTATCGAGTAATAGTTTGGAGAGACATCAGCGCTTGCCCCGAGGTCTCCAGCGCTGCCAGGGGTGATACCAACGGAGGTGGCTACCCATCCCCAGCCGTCCATGCCTCCCGGATTCCCGGCCGCAGCAGCAGTCGTCAGGTCAGCGTCCGGCAGTCCAAGCCAGTAGGCATAGCCCGCACCGCCCGCCCAGTCCCGCGGATGCTGGATGACGCCAGCCACCGTCGGCGCAAGTGCTTGCA